TCCTACTGGAATTGCAATATCAGTTGCATAATTTACTCGACTTCCTAAAGCCGTTACAGAGCCAATCCTTTGTGTTCCTAGCCCAAGTGTTACCGTTCCCGCACCAATCGTCACAACGCCGATTTGGTTTGTGCCAGCGGGGAGAGCAGAGCCGAGGTTCGCCGTCACCGTCCCAGCAATCGTCTGGGTGGATGGGAGGTTGGAGACAGAGACGGCCGTGCTCTGAAGCTGATCGTCGTAGTAGATGACCAGCGCGGCCGTCGTCGTTAGCCCAGCCGTTGTCGCAACCAGGGTAAGTGCAGTATTTGCGCCTGACGTAAAGGCGGAAGCTGTAACTGAGCTATCCGCAAAGTTGTACATAATCCGCCCGCGATCCGCTGCGGTTACGAGCAGGAGCTGGTCGCGATCGATGTTTAGCCCGGTGAGCGTAAGTACGTTAGTCGTGGGTGAATATGCGTATGTTGGCCAGATCTGCTTCATATTGTGTTATTCCTTGTCATCCTAGGGCGATTGCCAGCGCCACGGCCGTGCCGGTGGTCACGCCACCCGCTGCGGCCCCACCCGTCACAATGGGCGTACCTACGGCCACGCTGATGCTGGCAGGCCCGCAGACTGTGGCGGTGATAGGCATTATTCGGTCACCTCACCCGCAATGGATACCGATCCTTGCAGCAGGCGGATCTTGGTGGCTGCGCTGGTGGTAAGTAGTAGATCGTAGCGGCCGCCGGACAGCGGCAGGGCCGATGCGGTGACCGCGTTGAGCGTAAGCGTCATAGCGCCAGTGGTGCCGGTGGCGGTCACTACGGTAAAGGCGGCCAACAGATTGCCGTTGAAGGTGTCGCGGATCTGAGCGGCTGCAGTAGATCCAGCCAGGGAATAGGTTGCCCCGGTAGAATCTTTAACCGCCACTTCAAGGGCAAGATCGACGCCTTGTTCTACGGTTAGATTATATACGCCAGCGGCCATTCTGGACGGTGAGTGTCAAAGGCTAGTAGTCAATGACGGTAATACGATAGTCAGCCGTGCCAACAGTTTTGCTAGCGTTAGAGCCGTTAATGGCGGTCATACAAACCGTATTGGCCGCAAAAACTACGCCCTGCACAACTACGCCTGCAGATACTGCCGCTGGCAGCCCGACCATCACAAGATCGCCAACTGCTGCGCCGGTAACTGTCACATTCCCTGCGCTTGTGCTATGCCCTGCCAGAGTACCGAAAGCTAGGGAGGCCGTGGTGGTTAGGGTTTGAGCAGATTGCGGAAGCACTCCGTAGGTAGTGCCAGATGCGAGTAAGCCTAGATTGATTAACCCAGAGACGACGTTGATATTGGCTGGCTGGGCGGTGACCGTCGCCCCATAAAATCCCATCACCCCAGAAAGAGCAAGACCAGCACCATAGCTAATTACGGTTGAGCCAGCACTATTAGTTAAGTTGCGAGTGCCATAATTAAAGGCTGTGATCGAAGTGGAATCGACCAAAGCACGGCCTGCTGCATTTACATTACTAACCGAATCCTCAACAAACAAAGCGTCGCATTGAGCGGCGGTATAGAATGACTGACCCGTTGAGGGGGCGAAACTGCCTGTGGTGATTAAATCTTTGCGGATAGTGACAGTCTTTTGCAAAATAGTTTTAGGGTTGCCGTTTTGGGTTAGCTCAATTTCTAGCGTTGGCGTGATTGAATCTGCATCTGCGTTAGTGAAAAAGTCTGCCAACTCGGCGGTGTTGAGTGTGAGGGTGGTCTGCTTAAAGGGGGCGAAATCCACGCCAGAAGCGTCAAGGGTTAGGGCGGTGGCGATGTTGGTTAAGCCGAGTCTGCCAGTAAAGGCGATGATATACCCGCCTCTGCCGTTTTCTTGCACTGACATATTCGAGGTAATCGTGTTTATGCCCGATGAAATAGCGGCCTGCACCGTGACTGCGTTCGTCCCGATGGCGATAGATGTGGTGGCGTTAGGGCCAAAGACAAGGCTGAAAGCACCGCCAAGGATGCCCGGCCCGACCTCTAGCTCGTAGGTTTCGTTTCTTGTGGCCGAGCCTTCGGATAATAAAGTCAGAGCAATCTCACCAGAGGTGGGCGAGGTAATAAAGGTATCGGAAAAGACGGCTGGGTCTTTTTGTAGTCTGACCGTCTGTTGGGCGTTGACTCCTGTAATCGGGTTGCGTCTTGTCCCCACCACGACTGACGATGCTGGGAAGAGGGTGAAAGAATCTGCGGAGAAAGACATCGCCGTGTTGGGCTGTGTTGCGGTAAGCAAGTATTGATTACCATAAATTGAGACCGTGCTTACATTGTTGGATATTGCATTAAAGACAGATACAGCCGATGCGTTGTAGGGAATGGCGGCTGAGGTAATACCGTTGCAGATTAGTTTAAAATCTCCGTCTGATGGGATGGCCTCAATGTCCCCGATAGCGGCCTTAAGGGTTGCCCCAGTCGCATCAATATCACCAATAGTGCCGTCAGCCTTTTTTTCAAGTAAGCGCAGACGAAGGGTATAGGAATCGTTGCGAGTAAGCGTGGGCAGATCGCCTCCCGCACTTGCCCCAGCCTGCACTAATTCGCCTGTGCCTGTGTCGATGTATAGGTCTAGAGTAGAGGCCATTTAGGGTGAATGGGTGTCAATTAGTCCCAATAATCGAAATTAAATCAATAGGATAGGATATTATTTGCAAGCCGTTATGAGAGACATTTAGCGTTTTGTTGCTGTAATTTACTGCAAGAGTGCCGCTTGGCCTAACAGTTACGCTAGAAAGAGCTAGATGAGTGATTACAGAGCCGCCCTGTAAAACCGCAATATGGGAATTATTTGGGTCAGATGGATTTTTAAATATGTCTATTTCAACCGCCGCGCTATTTGTTGGTGCTCCTTGATATCCCAATCCCCCTCCTTCTCCCGCAAGAAAATATGACTGACAAAAAATAAGCGCAAATCCATCTGCGTCTGAACTTCCGCCTATTGTATAATTAAATGACGCTGAAAACGATGCACCCGATATTAGCGCATTGTGCCAAACAGCACCCACTTCATTCCTGTTGTTATTTGTAAGACGATATGAAGTACCAGAAAGATAAGTAGCTGTTCCCAGCACTTGAGATATGTTTGCTGGTACTTTATTAACAACAAAAGAATCAATCGATTGTATTGATACAGAACCACCAGTGGCCGCGGAAATTCCGATAAAAAAAGAATTTGTTTTATCTAATACTGCTTGCGAAGAAATTATCCTGCCGGCATATTTTTGTTCAATTCTCACGCTTGTCCCAGCAATGCACTTATATTCAGATAACAAATCAGCGGCATATTCCGTCCTTTTGATGATATGATTGACTAGATTGGTGCTCAGCATCTGCCCGTCTTGTACTTCTGGAATCCGTGGAACAGCTATCACTAGGCCGTAACGGCATTAATCACCGCCCCCTTGCTTGTGTAAGAAATATGTATATTATCACCAGCAATCGGTCGCTGTTCTTCTGCCGTCCTTACCAAGTCCTCAATTCGATTTATGATACTATTTATATATTCTGAAGAAATGCCCACACCAGAGGGACTCTCTGGTATAATCCGCAGAGGCTTAGTTTTCATTAGAAATTAAAACTTTTTCCAGAAAGTCCGTTGATAGCAGAAAGATTGACTGCGCCATCGGCGGTAAAGAAGTCATCTGAGCCACGGAAGTATTCTGTAAACTGCTCCTCAATCTGATTGAATAATCCACGCCTCTTAAAGCTGATTCCTGTCTGAACATAACCAGCATAAATCCACTCCCGCAGGGCAGGCCATTGAATGACTGAGCCAGAGAAAAATGTTCCGGGCTTGGGTGGTGGTAAAGCCGCAACAGTCTCGGCAAAGTTTAATGTTCTGCGATATTCCTTTGCCCTTGGGTTGGGAGGCATAGCCGTTCCATTAATAGAGGAAGGTAAAAATCTTTTTGTAGGTAGGGATAACTGCGACGCACCCAAGTTTAGAGTAATCTGACCGCCCTTTAGTGTATCAAAAAGAGAGCCGTCTGAAAGATAACGCACCACAATGGAAGCATCTGCCCCAAAGATTCCCGCCCCTGCTTGGCCGACAGTCGTGATGTAAGCTGGGGGCAGGCCGCTGGCATAATCTAGGCCGACATAAGTCACCTGCAATTCTGATAGATCGCCATCCAGCGGATTGATGACGGTAGTTTCAACCAGCATGCGAGAGTATTTAACCGACGATGTGGAATAGGCCGTGTGGGTGGTGTTGCGGTCTGGCTCTAGGGCGGCCAGATCAGCGGTGCGAATAGTGTAGGTTTCGACAAGCGTGACAAGTCCGTCAACCTCCGTAGATCTCTGTTGCTTGCGCAGGATCTTCTGCCCAGCGTTCAGAGCTGTATTAATAATGACGACAGCCATATTAGTTAGCCGATCGCAAGATGGGCACTCCCAATTTGTCGTCAACTTTTTGCAAGATATTTGTCACCAGCCTTTGCATATCCTTGAAGCTGCCCAGTAGTTCCGTGTTTTGCGTGCGTTGTAGTTCACCTTCTGTTTGCGTTAATGCCTGCACCTGCTCATTCTTGCGAAAACCAAAGCCGCCAGGTGAAGCGCCTATTCCCTCAAGCAGTGAAACGTCGGTCTGCCTCTGTTGCTGTTGGCGTTCCTGATCTATCTGTCGAACCAGCCCGAAATTGCCAAGCCTTTCAGCTGATGCTCGAGCCTTGTCTAATATGGTGCCTGACGCCTCCATCCCCCGCATAATGATCTCTCTATTCTTTTGAGCGGTTTCTTTTTCTAAGGCTAAGATTCGTTTCTTTTCATCACGGCTAAATTCCGCATCGCGCATCATGCGATCAAATAAAGTCTTATCCCTACTGGCCTCAAGCCTGGACGCCTCTTGCAGATCGTATAGCTCCTCATCAAATAGCTTTTTATCCTGCTTTTTCTTTTCTTCGGTTATGCTGGCCAGCTCAACATTATCAGTCATCACAGGCGTCTTGCTGGCCTGCCTTGCTTTTGGCTTGAGCGATTCGGCATGCGATTCTCTAGCTGCTGCGATAACCGCCATAGCACCTTTTAAGTCACCACTTAGCAGGGTCTTTGCAGCATATCCGACCATGGTTAATTCTTCTGCAAATTGGACGAATGCGTCACGGACGGGCACGATAAATACTGCCATCTGGCCAAAGGCGTTTTGCACCGTTATCTGCAGAGTTTTCATGGCATCGCTAACTTCTGACAGTGACGCAATCTGATCGTCGGACAGCACCCCCATCGATTCCCCTTGCTCAATGATGGCCGTCGATCCTTGATTTAAAACTTTGATTAGGTCGGTTTGCGCCTTGCCCAGCAGTTCATTGACGATAATAAACTGTCTGCCATTGTTCGCTCCGCTGGCAAAGCTGTCGGATATCCTGAGAAGAATATCCTCCGGCTTCATCTTCTGCAAATCCTCTAAGCTCAATCCAACTTCTGCAAATGATGCCTGTAGCCCCGAATCTCCCGCCAACGCCTTCTGCTGTGCTAGGGATAGCTTGTTCAGTCCAGCCGATACCTGCTCAACATTACTGCCAAAGACTGAGGCCGCGTTGCCCAAGAGCTGTAGCTTGCTGGCGGATATGCCGAACTTTTCGGCGATGTCTTGCAGTTGGTCGCCCTTTTCGATGGCGCTAGCAAATCCCTGGACGATTTTGTTAAAGGCAAAGCCAGCCGCTAATGCTTGCCCAGCTTGCTTAGCAAAGCTGGCCACGGATGACTGTGCGCTTTTTAGCCCGCGATCTAAACCGCTGGCGTCTAACGCCAGCCTAGCTGTGGCTACGGCATCCATTACAGGCCCGCTTTCTTGCTTTCGTAAGAAGCAATAATTGAAAGGCGCTTAATCATTTTTAAAACCTGTATGTCAATGGATCTCTGGATAGTTCCCTTGCTTATGACGGCAGAAATCCAAGGGATCGTGTTGGTCATAGAGATGTAGGGCTTAAAGAATGCCCCGGGCCGCACTTTCGATTGATCCACTACTCGACCGCCGCCGGTGTGCCGGTAGACCCACTTGGGGATGCCCCTGAATCCACCCAGCAAGCCAGCACAAACTGCCCAGCCTGACTTAGCGATACCCACGTTCCCGCGCTTCTCTTTAAAATACTTAGTTAGCTTGTTATCCTTGGTAACTATTTGTCCTACAAATTGATTTTTTGGCACACTTTTCCTGATTCCGAATCTAGCGTTTTCATGCGCTCTACCTTGATCAAATTCACCCACCCGAGTATTCACGTATGGCTTAGAGCTAATTCGGTTCAGTAGCTTTTGTGCTTCACTAATTACCCTTGTCCCGCGTTTGCCTGTAGTTCTGCCTTGCAAAAGTCCAGCCAGCGCAGCTGCTGCCTGCTTAGCGTTCTGCGTCGCGGTCTTGCCACGGGGTAAGGGCAGTGCGGCGATTTCTCTGACTGCCGTAGCGCCTGATTTATAAACCCGATCGATGTCTCTCGTAACCGCCTTTTCGCCTATTGTCTTTGCCTTGGCATCTTTACCAAACGGCTGAGTAGAGTTAGCTAGGCTGACGCATAGGTTTCTAGCCTGTATCCGCATCTCCTTTGACGCTTCTAGCTTTGTGTTGCCGACAAACGCTTTTAAGGCTCTCGCTAGCTTGGTGGGGTTAACGGTTAGGCTTGCGCTCATAGTCCTAGTGCTTTCTCCATGTCACGGATATCCGTGCCAATAGCGGTGTAGGGCCGGCGCAGCTTGACCCCATTGATGTACATAAAAACGTGCTCGGCTTGGTGGACTAGGTGCAGTGGTATTTCCCACATAATAGTTTCAAACGACCACCCCGTCTCTTTTGCCAGGACGAAAACGCTCGAGGCGGTTCCGCCTGGCGTTACTCGTTTCCCGGTGGTTGCGGTACGCCTGATGGGATGACGTGTACCCGCGCTTTGTTTGATTGGTTCAGTATGCTTGAGACAAGGACGGCGGCACTGTCGCGGTCTGTCTCGGTCATAGTCTCTGACCATTCCATCAGCTTCTCGCGAAACGCCTCTCTATCCCATGCCAGCTTAATTGCGGCCTTTCGATTTTTGGCCAGCATGATGTGGATATAAATAAAGGCGTAGATAAAAAAGATGGGGCTATCGGCATCATCACGCACCTGCAACATCAGCAGGCGACTGCCCTCAGTGTAGGGCGCTAGTTTCTCATCTTTAAAATATCGCTCACCCTCGATAAATGCTTGGTCTAATTCTTGCAGCAGATTTTCTTCACTCATAGTTTTTTTAGGATTGCCCGCTTTAGTTCTGGGCTAGCACGTTCGCTGACTAGCAGAGTCTGCCCACCACGTTGTATCGACATAATTGGCTCAGCCCTCTTCATCAGGCCCAGCAACGTCTCCCTGTTCTCAAGCGCAGCACGTACGTATCGAATGGGCGATTCTGGATCTGATTTCATATCCGCCCAGGTGCGTTCCATTTCGGCCTTTGCGTCATCCCCGCCTGATATAGAAAACCAAAAGGTAAACTGCCGCTGGCCTGTATCTTCTTTGATGATGCAAGTAACGGGATCGGATTGGCGTAGCTTCGCCCCAAAGGCAGAAGCGGCAGCCGCTACTTTTATGTTTGTTGTACCCCAGAAGCTATCAACCATTTTAGGATCTCATTAACCGCCCTTGCGGGCTTAGGTCATGTTGGGGAAGCGAGTCGCAGAGACGTCCACAGTAACAAAGCCGTCCGAGGCTCTATTAACTGTAACAGAGTCCACGATGATCTTGCCGCCCGTGCTGGTCGCGTTGGCTAGGGTCGTGAGCACCGCGCCTGCCGTGGTGGCATAGGCTCCGGTGATAGTGGTAGAAAAGGCGAAGGTATCGGTAGGATTATAAATTCCAACCCCGACCACCTCGCCGCTTTGGTTTCTAACTTCCGCACGTTCGACGTTGCGGGTTTCTGTGAAAGATTGTACGAGGCCACCCGATTCAGCAGTGATACCGAAAAGAAGGCCAGATGTTCCGATTGTTGTGGCTGCCATATTGCCTTAAATTTTGTGTCAACTTGCGATGGAATTAGGCATGGCAATCACTGCTAGCCGGTAGGTGCGACGCATGGTGCGCTCCTCATCGTCGGCTTCAGGCTCTACGGAATCTACCTTGGCGTTATAGCAGCGGGCAGATCCGATCGCAGTAGTGGCATTAAGGCGAGTGGCCAATGAGCTAGAGTCATAGAAAGCCTGTAACACTTTGCTGCACTTCTGGGTATGAGCATCGACGGTGGTATCGTCATAAGAATCCTCCACAATGATATCTACCGGGACGCTGAATACGCCAGATCCTTGCACCGGCTCCTCCGTGCCCAGGGTAGCTTTAATAACGATGGATGGCGGTAAATTCTCTGTCTTGTCGTGACTAAGGTGATAATTAACGCCAGTGACTGTAGTGGCTAGCAGCTCTTGTAGGGCTGCTTCGACAAGGCGATCGAGCATGGTGACGGCGGGCATATCTTCTTTACCTTGTCACCAGATAGGGCGAATGGATGGATCGAATATGACCATGGTTTTACAACCCGCCCCACCATGCGGAAACGTTGGGGTGTAGTGGTATCGCTTGACGCAATCGGGCCAAGTCATTGTGGCTTTTCCCCTGGCTGCCTTCGGCGTATCCACGGATCGATCGTTATCCTCAATAATAAATGTGCAGGGTAAATCTGCCCCAGCCACGTAGTTTACGGCCTCATAAAAATGCCCCTCATCCTCAGCTCCATCGCCCAGAAAGCACCACACCTTTGCCGTGCTTCCCTGCTCTTTGAGCGTGTGCGCCACTCCGGCCGCTATCCCACAGGTGCCGGCCAACACGCTGGACGTGTAGAAATTCAGTTTACGGTCAAAGACAAACATAGAGCGACCTTCTCTAATCATTTCTTCAAGCAAATTGGGATCTCCGCCAGCGAGCAGATAGTGGTAGTGGGATCTGTGGCTTGAGAAAATCCAATCGCCCGGCTTAATGTCTTTGAATATCTCGATGAGCTGATCCTCATTGCCCCCGCATAAATGAATCAGATATGGTAGTTTGCCCTGCTCGAATAGCGCCTTAATGCGCAGTTCAAAATCAATCAGATGCTGTTTGTTCATACAAAGGCATCGTGACTATCGGTGGCCAGCCTTTCAAACAGCGCGACCTTGGCGTGATTGGCGCATTCGTGCAGGCAACTGACGCCAGGGTTAAAGTTCTTATGCCATGCCCGCGCTTCTTCGCTAAACCATGCCTCGGCAAAACTTTGGTTTTTCATGGAGGCGATCCGTCCGTGATTGCTGTAGGCGGTGTTGTGACAGGCGTAGATATCCAGATCCGCACCGACAACGCAGACCGCCTGAGCATAAAGACAGCGATGGAATGGCCGAACGGGTGACTTACTTGGGCTATCAAGATCGTAGGTGGTGTTAATGGTGAAGTCTGAATCGCAAAATGACTGACATTCGGCCAGTTGTTCGCGCACACGGGTAGCGATTGGGGCGTGGTACTCTTTGAAGTTTTGTACGTAGACGGGTGAGAAGCGTACGTTTCCCACGCCGATATCTTTGAGCCGCCTTGCAAAGGGCACTAGCCCCTCGTAGTTGTAGTTTGTAATTATGAAATTCACGCCTAGATCACAGGACTGGGTTTTTGTCTTGGCGAATTGCTCGAGGTTGGTGATGACGCCGTCGAACCAAGATTCTGGCACGTTGCGACTAGCGACCATCTGCTCGGAGCTGGTGTAGTCCATCGATACCCGCACCCACTTTGCTTGGCCTAATAGTTCCGCCCGCAGGCCGGACAGGCTCTGACCGTTTGTAATCATTGACAGATCCAGACCGGCCTCGATGGCACGGCCCATGATGACGGCGATATCTTTATGCAGTAACGGTTCGCCACCGCCGGAGAAGGTGATGGCCTTGGTACCAATGGCGCCAAGATCGTCCATGAGCTGAAGGGCTTTTTCTGTGGGCATAGTGTCCCGCTCATTCATGGCGGTATGCATGCCTGATTGGAGGTGCAGATCTGGCCGATCCTTCTTGCGGGTGGAGCCGTCCGAGTAGGTGCAGAAACGGCAAGCGTGTTGGCAGATATTGATGGGTTTTATCCGCACGTAAATCGGTGCGGTGATAACATCGTCCCGAAAGCTGGCGATCTTTTCTGGGAAGGAAAAGATTTTGAGGTCGCTGTACTTGTTCTGCTTCACCACTCATCCTTCCGCTCGACTAGCATGGTAGAAGTTCCGACGCTTAATCTATCCAATGCGCTTTGATACTCGCTGACTACGTTTTCTTTTTTTAGTTCGACGATTGGGAAGTCGATCATTTCCCTAAGAGCTTTGGTGAAGTCCTGCGTGTGAGTCGGCCCCGTGTACAGCGGCTTGCTTTTGTTTCCGATGACTACCCGCAAGATGGCGGCCGGCTTAAATTGATTGCAGCTAATATGCTGGGCTGCGCCTAGGTGATTTACAATGGCGTCTAGTGCGTTCAGAATAAAATCCATCCGCTCAATAAATACGACTGGTTTCAGCCCGGCTAAACTCAGGCCTGTGGCTAGTCCTACCATCAGATTTTCAGCGACAGGCGTTTCGATCAGTTGTGAATCCGCAACATTATTGAGCGTGCCTGCCGCCCGCCCGCCTATCTTCACCCCGTAGCCTATAAACCTAACGGCCGGATCGGCCGCTAGTAAATCCATCGCCTGAGTCAGCTCCTTCCTCACAGCAAGCCTTCCTCTTCTAAAATATGAACAGCGTGGAATGCGCTTCTAGCCATCTGACCGCGTTTGGTAAATATGACTGTCTCTGTATCCGCGCAGAGCAAATGAAAGGCGTCTTTGTTATGAACGTTTAGGCATGGCCAGCTCGGCCCGGTGGAAGTTCCGATGACGGCTTTTGCCTTGGCGGCAGTGGCTCCGATCCAAGTCACATTCTTGCCATCAAATGCTGGGCATAATCCAGTAGCTGTCGTTGTAACAACCCTATGCCCTTTGGCTATTAGCTTAGAAACTAGGACGCGGAAATCGTCGGGGTTAAAGTTTGTAAATTGACCAGACAGCCCTGGCGAATTTATCACGACGATGTCGAAGTCTGGCGCCATCTGAATAAAGGAATCTAAGGCTGGATAATCAAACAGGAGATCATCGACTTTCTGGATCGGATTCTTGACGCACATCCTGCTGGCCAGTTCCTCAAACCAGTCTAAATGAAATTTTGCAAAGTTTAATTTATCGGTATGCCGCTCCCAATATCCACCCGTGTTCCGCCAGGAATCAATACTATCGGCTGGTGCTTCGCTGATGGGTCGAATGCGTAGCCGTAAAGATATGTCGCTTCGCAAGGCGTCAATCTCCTCAAACTTGCACAGCTCTGGATTGTGGTAGTGCGTGATTTCAAGATCTGGATTTTGTAGGCATAGCCGACGTAGAAAATTTAACTGTACTAGGTTATCGCCCAAACGCAGTGCGTTGTGGGTGTGAATCACGGATTGCGTTCCTTAAATATCTTTTCGCCTAGCTCGTAGTTTTCTTTGGCGTTGTGTCGTTTAAATTCCGCGTCCTGAGTTGCCCCGGTGAACAGCGGATTATTGTGGGTGAATACGATGTCCTTAGCAGGAATGATGACGCCATCCTTCGCCCCTCGTAAACTGTACTCGTTATCGCTGAAAATGCCTGAGCATGCGTCGTACTCTGGCGCGAAGAGCGTGCCCTGCTGTGCCAGTCTTGCTTTTGTCAGGATTGCCATGCACAGCAGATCGTCCTTACGATGGCCGTCAGAGACTGCGAGCACTGCGGGCTTGCTGGTATCGCCCAAGCGTTTGGTGATGATTGCGTCCCAGTGCAGAGGAGGATCCCAATCGTCAGATCCTTGTATGATGATTTCGCCCCGGGCTATGGCTGCGGCTCGATTCCAAGCGGCAACGCAACCGCCCTCCCCCTTAACTAAGTTCCAATTTTTCAGCGGCTCAGAGCTGGGGTCGTTATTGTCGCATGAAAAGATCCACTCGACTGAGGCAGGATCTGCTGCCTTTTTCATCCATAGGATGCGGGCGTTGATCGCTTCTTGGGGTCGACCGCGGGTGGCGTGGCAGACGCTAATCTTTACCGGCTTCTGCGATCGCCACATTTTCTCGATCTTGTCGGCTTCGGTGGTATCGCCCACAGCTCGGCAAGCCGCCAGATAAAGATCGATGCACTCAAAGTCATAGACGGTGCGCTGGGCGTTCCAGATCTTTAGGCCCGGATCGGGCTGAACCATCGCAGATTTCAATAAATGATAAGCCTGTAGCCATGCGCCCACGCTAGCTTCTTCCCTGGCCAAAAAGTAAATCGCCTCCCTGCGCCCAGGATTCATCTGATGCGCCTTGTGGTATAGGCCAATCCTAACGGTGCGATCTTGAGTTGCGGTGGCCTCATTGCAGGCGGCTTCGTAAGCCAGCGTAGCCTCTTGCCCCGGCCAGATCGCGGCCACGTGCGACCATGGCAAAGACTCGTTTCGCTTATTGCCCAGAAAAAGCTCCTGCTGAAAGTAGTAAGCATACTTGCCCGCCTCACTAAGCTGGCCCTGCAAGATGCGTAGATTGCGGTCGGCGCTGTTTGGTTTGTAGCCACCAGGGTGATGCTCTACCCATACCTGCTGCTCACCGACAGATTCATAGCCCGGAAGGGGTAGGAGCGCTTCGTGAACTGCGTAGTGCCACCGGCCCGACCACTGCCCATCCTCTAACCGCTTAACCATCCGTTCCCTTACTGGGGTCAATTTGGCATTTAAAACTGCGTATACGCCTGCGTAGATGCCGAGCTTAGGATTCTGTTCAAAGGCTTCTACGGCCCTTTTAAGAGCGTTTTTGAGGTCTTTATGAGGCAGGTCATCGCAGTCCGCCCAGAATGCGTAGTCGCCAGTACACGCATTCAATGCGCAGTTCCTAGCAGCGGCAAAGTTGTCGATGTGTTGCCATGACGCTGCGGCCGGTGCGTTGTGATACTCGACTATTTTGGCGCCTGACTTTTCTACTATGGCCCTAGTGCCGTCATCAGGCCGACCGCCCTGTGCCATGCACACGACTATCTCATCACACACAGGCTGAAACGCCTTAAGGCAGCGGTTGATAAACTGGGCCTCATGGCCGGCAATCAAGTACAGAGAGATTTTAGGATTTCGAGTAGCCATGCTAAAACTCTCGCAAGCCCAAGACGTAAGAGCCGATTGAAGTATCTAAGGTCACGATGCGGAAACTGACTGAGTTAGCCACTAGGACTGAGCCGATCGTGGGGGCCGTAGCGATCCCTGTGATATCAATGGTGAAAGTGCTGTTAAGATCTAGGTCAAACCCGCCCAGCTCAACCGCTTCTTTGCGTGTAGTCGTGGAAAGAATGCCCGTGACGCTTGTCGATCCGATGGTCGCCGCCGTGCCCGTCTGTTCGTAAAGGGCGGCCAAACTTTCTTTGAGGCATTCCGTAAATTCAGACATGAGAGGATTTCTTAAAGTGGAAAGGGCGGTGAGCCGATTGGCCCACCGCCCTCCCCGAGTGAATTAGCTACCGTTGATACGTACGAGGCTGGAGGTTTCTCCGGCCTTCACGCCGTAGATTAAGGCGTAGGTGCGTTGCAGTTTGCCGAGCACCACGTCGTAGTACTCGCGAACCTGCACCGACAAGCCAGTCCTGGGCTCAGTCACCACAGAGATGTCTCCGGGGATGCTTACGCCCGTCGGCACTTCCGGAACGCGGGCTGCGATCAAGAGTGCTTCCTGTTGGGCGAAGAATCCGCCCAGGGTGATGCTGTTTCCGGGGACTGCGCTGTACTGGTTAATGTTGAACCCAGCCACGTTGCCGATGCCAGCCGTGCGAACGAGGTCGCCCGAGATCTGGGGATTCGCCACGACGGTCGTATCATTCAAGAGCGCACCGTAGAAGCTGGGGTTGAGAACAGCGTAGCGGCCGTTGACCGGGCTGTTGTTATTGTTGAGGGTGATGCCGGCCGACACTACCGAGCGGTAGCTGAAGGCAGACGACGCGACCGTGAGGGCGCTGGTGAAGCTGCTGGAAGTAACAAGCGCGAGCAAGTCACCCACCATTTGCAAGCCGAGGGCGTGCGCGGCAGAACCGGCAAAGCGCTCGATCAAATTCACGTTCGAGCTGGTGCGTTCTCCATCATCAAGCGAGTAGCTGACGTGTTTGAATTTGTTGAGGGTAATTTGAACATCCGTCTGGGTCACAGCAGTTGCCGCATAACCGGTGGACTGTGAATAGTCCTGAGCGGTCGTGGCGCTGATGCGAGCCGTAAAGACGGACGCGTTGTACTTCGCTGCATCAGCCGAAAAATCGGTGACAGAGTTGCGAAGGAAGCTGTAGTCAGCCACAAGAATCTCCAGCGCACGCTGAGCGATTACATTGGCATTCGTTGTTCCGAGTGTATTTGCCATTTTAGTATTCTCCTAGTGGACTGATTACAGTCCGAGTTTGCGGAGCAGTTCCAACCGACGGGTCGGATTCTTTTCCGCGTTGAATTGTGTAAGGATCTCAGCCCGGCCGAGCGGTTGGCTCGATTCAGCGGGAACCGCCACTGCGCCAGCAGCGTCGGCCTTGGCTTTTTCCAAAGTGGTCACGGCCTTTTCGTCGGCCTTGGACATCTCTTCTTTTTTGTAAGTCATCTCCTCGTCATCTTCGCCCTTTTCGGTCTTGGGGGTCAGCATGCCGATTAGTTTGCTTAACATGCCTGCGATGTCGGTCAGAGTAGGCTCAGCCATCTTCTGTTCGTCCTTTTTCTCTTCGGGCATTTCGGCCAGTTCGGCCTTTGCTTCGATGGGAGCAGGAGCGGTTTCGACGATAGGAGCGGATGCAGGTGCGGCCTCTACGGTCGGCTCGCTCAGCTCCTTTTTAACTTCGACGGGTGCTTCGTTCATTTGAAGTTTTTGCATGTCAACTGCGCAGAAGGCGCTGAACATGCCAGCCGGGTTGGCCGCAGGTTCAGAAACGATTGAGCAGTCATAGATCTCAGTCACCCGGGCGAAGCGTTCCGCCCCCATAATCTCAGGCACACCGCTAAAGGTAAGGGATATGCCAAAGCCTTCTGGCAGTACCTGGGCCAGCTGCTCGACGAATTGCGCCTCGTTAGTATTGAAGAGGTTTAGATCGCCCAGCAGGCGATCGCCTTTAATTGAAAAATTATCGATGTAACCAAGGATGCCGGTGACGGGTGCGCCGTGGCCCATGGTCACTTTAATCCGCTTCATGCTTTGCGCCACTTTGAGCGCTTGCTCGAGCGAGGTTTGGTCGATCGTTAGGTTGTGGCCCCTAGCCTCTCCAACCGTTAAAATAGAAACGCCGTTTAGTTTGTTGGCCATGCTGGCCAACAGGTGTCAAATCAGTTTCGGCTCAATACGGGACTAGGAAAGATGGGTGCGGATTGTACGGGTTGGCCTGGCTCGGGAGGGGTGTGCATGTCTTGGATAGCCATGTTAATGGAAGCGGCAAGGTGTTCGGCCTGTTCCATTTTTCGCATAAAAAGCATTTGGTTATTAAGGCCACCAAACTTCAACTCAACGTAAGGACGGGAAGAGCTTTTAATCGTTTTCCACAAGATTGCAGCCGATGCCAAGAAAATAGTCCCACCAATAATGGGTGAATCTGTCGTAATGCAACTAATACCGAACAGAAGGCCGAACACAGATAAAATAGTCCACATTAAGGAAACAAGTTGACCGCTCTTATCCTTGCCGTGAGCAATGCCCACAATACTGGCTAAGTTGTACGTTTGGTTGAATGGAGCACCTACCGAAATTATCCTGCCGCTTACATTAATCGTGCCGTCATCATAGTAGACCGTGGCCGAATCTGGCGAATTATTACCCACGCCCTAATCGTATGGGCGGCTAGTGTGCGTACAACTACTTTTTACGATTAGTTTTTGGCTTCTTGTCTTTTAACCCGACTGCCTTGGCCACCATATCCAACTCTTTAGCAGAAAGGTTAAAATCTGGATCGTCCTTCATGGTGAAGGATTCTGATAAAACTTGGTTAATGCTCTTAATACTTTCTTGGATTTTGGCCGACAACTCCGCACTTGGCCCAGCGTTGGGATCTTTGACTTCCTCGGTCGCCTCTTCGTCTACCGCAGGTGCTTCATCGACTGGCTGTACGGGCGCGGCTTCGTCTACCTCGGGAGCAACCGTGCCAAGGCTAGCAATAAACTCTTTTTCTTTTGCGATCTGTCGGGTCTGCTCTTCCCAGTCTAGGCCAAGTTCTCCGAAGTAGCTCTGAAGGGAGGATAGTCCCGCCTTATAATTTTCTCGTTCTTGCTGTGCCTCTCTCCCAGCGTCCACCGTTAAAGACTTCGGAGTCTGCCATGTAACCTTGGCATAATCCTCATCAGCTGGCAGATCACCGTTAGCGATCGCTGTTCCAATAAAATAGCGCCATGCGCGATTACAAAACCGGTCGATGAGTAGCCGTTGCCGTTGCTCAAATCTCCTCTGTGCTTTTGCCACCACGAATCGCATGCCAGCTCCACCGACGCTTGCTGGGTCGTAAACAAATTCTATTGGCAAGCCCAAGCCCATCGCCACATCGCGAATCAGGAATTTCGCGAACGGCTCAAAGCTGCTGTTGGGTCTGGTCGGTGATACCATCTCAATCTTTTCACCTGGGCCAAGCCGAGGGATGGTGGCAGAAGATGTGATCTCCTCCCTAGCTATGCTGGATTCGCCGGTGTCTAGCGGTTGGATGTTGCCAAAGAATCCGCCAGTGTTAGCCAAAGCGTCGCCTTCGGCAGTCGTGATTACCGCAGCAATACTGCCCTGCAGTTTTAGTGCATCCTTCTCAAACTCGCCCAGCATTTTAAGATCGCGTACGTGATTGAGTGCGCGGGCTAGTGATGAGCCGCCACGGATCTGATCGGGCCGCTCGATCTCCATCAGGTGCATAATCGCCTCTGCTTGGATCTTGCGGTAATCGTCGCCCGTCTGAATTAGATAAGCGGTAGGCTCACCGAGCTTGCCAAGGAACACGCCGTCGGCCGTGCCGTATTGGTCGGCCTCGCAAACTCTGTGCCCCTCGACCACCTGCAGTTTTCCTTTTTCGGTCATGATGATAAACACATCACCGTCCACGTCGATCGATCGGCTCAGCGCCATGAGTAGATCTGACCAAGTCATGCGGCCGGTCACCTCTGGATTAGGGGTTACTACGTCGCGCCAGTACTCCTCACACAATGTGCCAAACTCCGCATTCTTCCCGCGATACTGCGGCCGTAAGCCCGGCCCGACTGAGTAGGTGGCAATCGAATCGACCGCCCCTTTGATTAGCCCGACGTTGCGGTACATGTGACGGGCCAGCTTAAGCAGCTCTACTCGCGTGCCTTCGTTTAGATCTGCTTTAGAATCGCGTGCGTGCGCCCCGTAAATTACTGGGCGTTTCCTAGAAAAGCCTGCGGCCTCGTAGGGTTGGAACGTGCTGATGCCAGCACCAAAGCCAGCCGAGAATGCCTTTACCCCAGCACCAAATCTGCGAACCAATGAAAGCGGTTTGGCCATATTAGCTGTCTAAGATTGAGCTGAAGTCTGCGTTGGTGCGGCTCACGCTGATGCCGCTTAAGAAATCAATCGCCGACTGGAAAAGCACCACACGCTCTGTCGGTTTCATATCGAGTTGGAAGCTGGCCGATTGGCCACCGGCCGATGATCCCACCAAGGCACGACCAGAGGCTGCGCCCGACATAGCTGCGTTGCGGTCGGCGGCAAGGTCGGTGATTGCGCTGGCCGTTACCCCGGATGCTTGTGCCAGATAATCCGTTGCGACAGCCCGCACGAGTCTGCGGGAAATAGCCATTACGCCTCTGCAGGTGTCAACGTTTCCGCCATTGAGGCTGTCGGCTTGATCACTTTGCCGTAGACCGCAAAGCCAGCTAGGTAAGTCTCGCAGTCGTATAAGTGATCCTGCCTAGATTTTATACGCACCCATTCGTA